TTATTGTTTCTTTTTCAACACCAGTTATCGCATATGATCACATATGTGTCAATTTTTATTTACATAAAGATAAGCTAACAGCGTAATAAATCCTATAATTGAGGCACACAATATAACAATACCGATCCATTCCCATATTTTTCTGATAAGTTCTTGGCGTTCATAAATCTCTTGCTGACGTTTTTTTCTGATCTCTCCTTCCATTTTAAGGATTTCATTCCATGAATTACTTCCATAGTGAAAATTTATAAATGTCTTTAGCTCTTGTCTTTGTTGTTCTAGTTTCTTTTTAGCTGTAAAAGCTTCGATGGCCGAGGCTTCTATTTCTTTGCCCTTGAATAATTTTTGTAGAGCTGAAGCATTCTTCGTGGTCTTCTCAGCGTTGTCCACATCACTTAGGGCTCCCATCCAGCGTGACAGGTCTTTTCCCATAGATTCTATATCTTTGCCGACTGCGAAACCATTTTTGATTGCGGTGAAAGCGGATTTAGCAACACTTAGAGCCGCGGTAATCGTTACAGGGTCCATTTGTAACCTTTCTGCGGTTGTTATGATTCGATTATAACTTTTTTTGATGTCAAGTCTATTAATTTGTAAAAAGTTATTTATAGTTAAAGGTTTATGAATCAAGTTTTCAGAGGAGAGCCGTGTGTCATTTGCCATCAATGTGGTCGAAAAAAGTACTCAAGCGGTTGTACCTGTCACAAAATACAAAGGAAAGTAGCTCATGTCACTAGAACAAAAGGAAGAGGGAAAGATGAACATACCAAATCACACAAAATTACCAAACCGTAGGCCGTGCATCACGACTGATGTAGGAGAGGGCATATCCATAACAGTGTCATATCATCCTGACACAGAAGAGCCAGTAGAGCTGTTTGTAACGAGCAGAGGCAAGAAAGCGTCAGACGGGCCCATGACGGACGCTTTATATAATTTGGGCGTTACGGCCTCTAAATTGATGCAGAAAGAAGGTTTTCATTCGGCTGATACAGCTGACTGACTTTTTCGCTTCATGTGAGCGTCAACCATCTCTTCAACTCTAGCCTGATCTTCTGACTTATACTGTGAGAAGATGTGTCTCAGCTGGCCGCCAATGGTACGTCCCTCTGTTTTTGCGATAACTTTTATCTTTTCATACACATCTTTTGGCACAAGAACGCTTTTCCACTTGTTTGTATCCATGTAAACCTCGTTTTTTCTAAGATATTATGCGATTTTACAAGATATTACAAGAAAAAGGTTGCAATTAACTATTTTATTTAGTAGTTTTTAAGTCTCTCAATTTTTCTCCTTTTAAAATTGAAAATATTTGAGGGGTGTAAATGGTAAAAAGGCTCAAGATTTGCTCTGAGCCTTTTACTTTTGGAGGATTGTTATGCGATTTTACTCACATTCGCCCCATGAAGGTCCCACTTCCACATCGACCTTACTAGGGACATTTAATTTTACCGCGTCTTCCATAATAGATGCAACCTTTTTTGTCTCATCTGTTGAAGTAAATGATACGGCTATCTCGTCATGTATTTGAATTAGCGGGATAATTCCCTCAGAATAAATATTTACCATAGCTTGCTTTGTCATGTCAGCGGCTGAAGCTTGGATCAGTCTGTTAAGAGCTTTGTAAGTATAAGCTCGCTTTAATCTTGTCGTTGGCCCATATTCATTGACCGCTTCTTTATAAGGCAGAGCCTTGTTTAGAGCAAACGTATCGGGCTCCCATAGATCAAATCTGCACTTACGACCAAGTATGGAGCGAATCGAACCTGAGCTGGTGCGATTATTGAGCTTATTCATAACGCCGTTCATCAAAAGTTTAACAAACGGGACTCTGTCATGGTATTGTTGTATTAAACCTTTAGCTTCATCTACAGGTATATCCAGTTGATCTGACAGCTTATTTACGCCCATGCCATAGATCAAACCTAAGTTAATCGTTTTGGCTTGCTTTCGTGGTATCTTTGCCATTTCAGCTACCATCGTATGAAAGTCCATGTTGGGATCATTTATGTAACCGTCTACAAACTCATTAACGCCTTTCATGTCGTGGTTCTGTGATCGGGCGTAAGCATGAGCGTAGTGAACCAAGATCCGTGGTTCCTGTTGCGAGTAATCTAAACTAGCCCACTTGGCTCCCTCTTCAGGTAGAAACAACGAACGTATCATCGGCCCCAGCTGTGGATCGCGGGCCGGTATCTGCTGTAGGTTAGGATGATTCATACTGATACGTCCTGAAACTGTACCGCCATCGTCTGATCTAATCTGATTGATATGTCCATGTATACGTCCTTGAGGCGTGGTGTACTTCATGATGGTGCTGATAAAGGTGCCGTGCGTCTTGTTGAGCTCACGGCATCTGAGGATCAGCTTTGGTAGTTCGTGTGTATGCTCTGCGAGAAACGCTTTTGTGAAACTCGGTGCACCTTTGTCGGTCTTTGGATATGGTAGGCTGACGTTGTCGAAAGCCTTGGCAAGCGAAGCGGCTGCCCATATCTCTACGTTTTCATTTGTAAGGTCCTTGATCCGTGAATAAACTTTCTTTTCTTCTTTGAGCAGATAGTCTCTTGTACGCTCAACGCGGTCTGTATCAATACGAACACCTTTCCATGTCATATCGATAAGGACAGGTAACACGCCTAGCTCAAGATCAACAATAGATTGTAGGTCTTCTTTCTGTATAAGGGCCTTAAAACAATTCCAAAGTTCTAAGGTTACCTCGGCGTCAGTCTCTGCATAGGGGCCAACATACATGGACGGTAGCTTCCACAGCTCTGCTTTGGGATCAACACCGAACTCTTGTGCTGCTTCAGTCAATCCTTTCTCTGACTTGGTCTTTGATATGTAGTCGTAGGCTAGTGCGTTGAGGCTGTAGCTAAACCTGTTCTCATCAAGGAGTGATGCGACAACCATTGTATCAATGATGCGGCCATTGATTTTAAAACCCGTGCGACGTAGCCAACCGGCATCGTATTGTGCGTTGTGCATGATTTTATCAGCGGGGCTTTCGCAGATCTTCTTCATCCAGTTGTTAACGATACGTTCATCAAGATTACCCCCACCAAGATGTTTAATGGGCACATAACATTTAAAACCATCGACAGCTACGGCATAGCCTACAATCTCTCCATTACCTGTAGGCCAACCTGGACCGCTACCTTTGATATCGGGATCTTTGGTCTCGACATCGATTGCGATGGTCTTGGCTGAAGACAGATCAGGAAGTTGCTCAGGTGGTATCCACTCGCTCTTCGGTGTAAACATTGCCATTTGTAGTGTCATAATAGTCCTATAGTTTGTTAACTTTAATACATTCGCCTAATACAATGTTGTGATAATGTGGTAATTCTTTCGCTCGATAGTAGATCAGTCTCATCTGACATTCACGCTTTGTTTCAAACTCCCAATCAAACATATGTGTAAAACACGCTTGTTTGGCTTGCCCGTTTGCTATCCATGCGGCACATATAAGTGCCATTGCCTTAAACATTACTTTCTACCTCTATTAATTTAGCCAAGTACCACTGAGCTTTTTTTAAATCTTCTACACCGTTTTTATGTTTATAACGTATAAGATACTTCATTATATTACCTTTTAGATAATCTGCAAACCCAGCACCCAACCCAGCTTGTATAACATGAATAGCTTCGACAGCGTTCTGCTTGTAGTGCGGTGGATGGTTTACCGTTTCATCTTGTTTCCGTATCATGTCTCCTACCTCTTTGTACTTGTCTCGTATCATTTCTCTATATGGTTTGTGGTCATCATACTTCATAATTTAATGTCAGCTCCTGATCTTTTTTAATCGGTCTCTTTGTAATTATATTATAGACAAGATAATCGTCCCAGTCTTGTGTACATTCTAGATAACAGTTGGCTTGATCGGCATGGTTTATAAAACCACCAAGCGGTGTTCTAATGTAAGTCAGGATCATCGGCACCTTGATATGTGTAGAGCCAAGGTCTGTGCCTTTCTTAATATCTTGTGTGGCGTAAATGCCGTGACCATGAATGGGGCTTACCTGTATACAAACTTCATCAGGCAATGGATTGTAGTAAAACCTGTTATAATTAATTTTCATTTTCTAACTCTTTAATTCTATTTTTTAATCGTGTAATTTCATCAGTAAATTTTTTCTTATGTTTATGTCTATGAGCCGCACCTCTGCAATTAGGACTACAATATTTAAGACCTAGACGGCCTTGCTTCATTCTGATCACCAAAATTTGTTTTACCTTTTTGCATTGAGGACATTTAAAATCAAAAGTTTTGGTTGCCTTAATATTTTTTATACGATCCTGTGCTTCTTCTATTTCTTTATCATACTCTCTTCTTGCTTGTTTATAAGTTTTCATATGTGATAGCTCCTGTTGTTGTCATCAGGTTCAATAATGTAAAGATTTTGTTTAGCCCGTGTAACGGCTACATAGAATACGCGGTGTACGTCATCGTTACCAATCCGCATGGCATCGTCAGCCGCGGGCGATAAGTCAGTGAATATCACAACATTTTCAGACTCACCGCCCTTGGACCCGTGTATCGTGGATACTGTAATGCGAGGCTCGCCATTAAACTTCTCACCTCTGCGTAACAGGGCTGTAATGTATACTCTTGACTCTTCGGGCAATCTATCGAGTGCCTTGTGCCATATAAGTTCATCCCCTACAACAAGTCCGTGACTGTTCTGTAATGTTGCCATGTCTAGCAAATCCTGATCATCTATGCCACTTAATTTTTTAAAACCTCTCTTGACCCGTGTGCCACTGGACATGAAGCTGTAGACGTCTCTTGCTGTATCGAGTGTAATCTGTTTACCTTTACGCAGTTGTTCCCAGCCATTTACAGCTGAAGATATCTTCGCAGATATAGAACGGTGGCCTTTGTGTGAAAAGAGCAGACCCATAGACTTGAGTGTTTCTGCGACTGGATTTAAGATGTACCCCGCTTGAGCTAAGATCAGCCATTGGCCTTCTGTAAGATCAATATCATCTAGCCGTGCCATGTGTTTGACGGTGCCCTCTTCTTCTTTGGGCTGATAGCGTTTCGGATACCTGTGCTTTATTCTATCGACAATAGATTCAGCGATCTTGTGTATCCGTCTTGGTACTCTGAATGACTGGTCAAGTGTTTCAGAGGTGCCTTCTAAATTAATAAACTGGTCAACATCAGCTCCCGCCCATCTGTAGATAGCTTGGTCATCATCTCCAGCTGCATACATGGCTTTGCTTTTCTTATCCAAGGCGTGGGCAATGTCCCACTGTAGAGGCGATAAGTCCTGTGCTTCATCAAGAAATGTAATCTCAAAGGTCGGACAAATGCGGTCATAGTCTTTGACAAACATCTCAAGCATATCTGTGAAGTCATAGAGGTTACGTTGTTTCTTATATTCAATGTAGCATTTGTGGACGTAATTTACTGTGTTCCAGTCATCTTCTATATATGATTCATTATACTGTTGTCGTAATGAGACTTTGCGTAACCGTGCTAGATTTATTGTGTTTAGTATAGGATGATCGTTGTTCTGTTTATCAATGATATCTTCATCCATACCGCTGATACGTCCAAACGATATACCTATCTTCTGTCCTAGCTCAAGGAAATGTTCTCGTGACAAGACTTGCTCAGGTCTTATTTCTGACAAATTTAGTGCGAGGCTATGTAAAGTCCTGAAAAAAAACAAATCTTTTTCAGGATCTAATTTAAATCTAGACGCTGCTCTTTCTTTGGCCTCGTTGGCTGCTTTCTTTGTGAAAGCAAGAAAGGCAATGTGGTTTGGATGTACGCCCTGACTAAGATGATTGTCTACCATATTGAGCAATGTTGTTGTCTTGCCTGTACCTGGGGGCCCGAATATGCGAAACATTAGTTGTCATTACTAGGATTGATAGGTGGTTCAAAGCCAAGGTCTTCTAAGAACTCATCGACTTGCTGGTCAGATGGTATCTCGTGGACAAAGATTGGTGTTGTTTCTCCTACCCAAGCACCCACGACATTGAACTCCATCCACTCCACAGCTTCTTCATGTGTCATGCCGTCTCGTTCCATAAAGATCTTTACGGCTTTGTTGTAGCTGTAAACTAATACATCGGGCATATTGATGCGACTACCTGTGCCTATGATAGCGTCCTCTAGTCCGTCAGCTTTGACCATTCTCTCATCATCTTGCATTAAAAAGGCTCCTTTTCTGTTTGTAAATTTGGTGTATTAAACTCGTGATCCGTGTTACGGTGTGCGGGTATTGCCCAAACGCGTACGGATCGGTTACTGATTTTCATAACCGTACTGGACCCGTTAATATCCCGTAAGCGTTGGGCAATCTTGTGCGACTTGTACTCAAAAAACTTATTCTTCTTGAGAAAGTTTTCAAAGTCTCTTAGTCGAAAGTAAGTTAAGTGTGCCTCTTCATCGGTCCAAGGCCGTCTTAACAATATCTCTTCTCTTTCCTGAGCTTGCTGTAAGTGTCTGCAAAACTCTTCTAAATAATCGTAGAACTGTCCGCTTGTGCTTGCGTCTTCAGCTACTTCTATGATAGCAGCATCATTCTCTTTCATCTCATTGAGTAAAGCACTGATCCGTGCTTCCCAAGTTTCTTTTCGTACAGAGCGTGGCATGAAGTTAAGCTGTTCCATGCAAGCTTTCTGAAACGTAGGTTGTGATAGCAATGCTTCTGTGTCTAGCTCGAGGGGCTCGCCTGAGACGTCTAAGAACCAAACTGGCGGTGTTGAGTTATATTTTCTTAAATTAGCGACTGTTGCCCCTTGTACGGCCGACCCTACGCCATGTAGTCGCGTTCTGCACAGCTCTTTGTTACAATGTGCATTAATTGGACTATCTGTGCATTTGTAAGCATAGTCTTTTTTCTTGGCTTGGTTGGCAACAAGATTGACCTCACTTAATGGTAGTGGTGGATCAAGGTAGGTCATGTTGTAGGTTAGTATCTCTGTCTCCCAGCTGTCAGGAAACGCTTTGCGTAAGTAAACAGCAAGGTTAAATAACCCATTGTTACGCCCACCCTCACTAATCTTACTTTCACATAAAGTCTGTAAGCATGGTGGTCCATCTTTAATTGGTGTATCTTTTATATCTTCTACTTGTAATGCTAGTATCTGCTCGTTATTGAGCTTATATTGATCGTACAGGGTAATAAACTCTTCTAAGGTAGCAGAGGTGCCGTCATCCTTTATCGCGTACCTAAGGCCACTTTCTGCGTCATAATACGGTAAGTTTAAAAAATTACCTACATCGCCACGATCTAAATGTAATTTAATCTGTTTTGGAAATATCTCGCTTTGACCGTAGCCAAGAGCAGCTGATATATGTTGTAAGGTTTGTTGCATATCTTTTGCTTCTACCCAGTCTTCGCTAAATAAAAAGCAGTGTGCCCCACCACTTTTGGAACGACATACAACCAGTGGTAGTTTTACTTTTCTTATCTTCTCGACAAGAACTTTATGGTCAAGAGGATAGGTATCAATATCAATACAGCCCCACTTACACTGTGATTGTGCATTGATCGGTATGATACCTAGAGAGTCCCCTTTACCTGACAGATGACCCACCCAATGATCCTTGGTCCGTGGCTCCCTAACGAGAGCCGCTCTACCGGACTTCTTACCATTGGTTTGGGTCTTATCTATCTTATAAGTGCCAAACGCCTCTTCTAGTCCGTCAAATATTGAACTAAAAGTCTCCCACATTAGAATGGCATATTTCCTTGACCGCCTTTGCT